CAATACTAAGAGCCCAAGCAACGAGCTCCATAATAAACCTAAAACGATAGGATTTGTAATCATCAATAATCCAATGTACTGAATTATTTATAGCCTCGTTCATAGTTCTTTGGCGATTGCCAGCTCCAATATATGTTCAATAAATTTATTCAAAGTCATATCACGCTTATGCGCTTCCAATGCTAATTGAAGCAATTCCTTATCACTCAAATCCAATGGAACAACAACACGGTTATCATATGGTTGATCATTAAACATCGCTTTAGCTTTATCAAGCCAATCTTCCGATACTTCTAAATCTACCCATTCAACATCATCCCAAGCAACCTTATTGTTTATACCTCTTGTCTTAGCCTCTTCTAACAAAGGAGCACGGTAGTCGGGATCAATCCAACGATATAGACGGGTAGATTCCCGATCATCGTTCAAACAAACGGTGGCTTCATAAACCAATTGGTTTTTTGAATCAATCACTACTTCGGCACGGGCATAATCAGATTCATAAGAAATGAACCTGGCATTAGGCCCATAACATGCCCATTGATATTCAGCTCCTTCGACAATTTTATGGTCTAGTGCTACATTTACTTCTGATAGGTGCATAGTTTACTCCTTAGTTTTCACAAGTCTAACATATTGCCAAATTAAATGAAAGTGTTTAGGGTAGGGTTAGTCGCCCGAATCAGTTCCAATTCTCTGACATGGGCTGGACCCTTACCACGAACAGTTTCCAAATGTCCAAAAACAAACGATTCAGGACCATATGTGCGAAGTGACTCGCACAAGCCCCAAGCTTTATCTTCGGCCAAGGCCCGCTGAAGGTGTTTTTGCATCCTGCGAGTCAAGGTACGCTTTACATTGCCGTTGAAGGCCAGGGCGGTCAGCCCAATGTAACTGTCGCCCGTAGTGACATTTTGGATAAAGTAGATCAGATGGTTCCTATCTGTCCTGCGCTTCCGTGTTTTCATCATGTATCTATTATAGCAAACTTGGGAATTATTGTCAAACAGAGGGCAAATCGTTGTTTTTTTACAACATCCAAAGTTCCAATAAATATTTTCTATGTATACTGTCATTGTCCCTACGATGTGGCGATTAGCCGCTCAATTCGTTAATTTCTTAGATATACTATCTGATTGTCCATTAGTTGGTGAAATCATAATAATTGACAATGATAACTCAAAAAAACCTATACTAAATAAACCTAAAATAAAACTCTATGACTTTAATAGAAACATCTATGTAAATCCAGCTTGGAATTTCGGAGTTAATATAAGTCAATATGAAAAGATATGTATATTAAATGATGATATAACATTTGATGTTAAACTATTTGATATACTTTCTAATAAAATAGAATCCAGATATGGGGTATTTGGATTATATCCCGGTAATAAAAACTTTGGTCAAGAAGAATCCAAATCAAATAAAATTGAAATCATCCCACAAACTAAAATGCGCTGTATGGGATTTGGATGTTTAATGTTTTTAAATAAACATAATTGGTGCAATATACCAAATGAATTGCAAATATTTTATGGAGATGATTTTATATTTGACTATAACGAATATATCATAAAGAAACCAAACTTTATAATTAAAAATTTAGATTTCTATACTCCATATAGTGTTACATCTAATGATATAACTATTACTAATGGGTTTATGGAAAGAGAAAAGAAGTATTACAATAGTTTATCGTTTACGAGAAGTTTTTAGTTTTTTTAGATATTCTCTACCGATTAGTTTATTTTCTATTTCAGTCAATGCAGTGATTATTGGACCATTATCTGATTTGATTTTAGGTTGATGGCCCGTATTTAATTCTCTTGCCCTAGCCGCAGCGATTAAAACTAAATCATATGCATTTCCCACTGCTTTTGCTGCTAATTGACTGCTGATTCTTGGCATAGTATTTCCTTTGATGTATTTAGACTTTATTGACTTCGACGCCGGATTTGGTTAAAAAGTTTATTCCACTTTCATCTCTATATGGGATGTTATACCATAGTTGTTTAATACCTGCACCATAAATGCTTTTAGCGCATTCCAAACAAGGAGCATGAGTTGCAAACATTGCTGCACCATTTCCCCCACTTCCACCTCTTTTTGTTAATTTATCTAGGGCATTGCGTTCAGCATGGAGTACTTCTGGTTTTGTTTTTAAAGTATATGTTGCATTTAATTCTTTAGGTAATTCGGGTGTCCAAGGTGAGATTGGTATTTCATCTTCGCAATTATTATCCCAACCAGCTGGCATACCATTATAACCATAGCTTACTACTGAATCATCTTTAACGATTACTGCACCCACTTTCAATCTACGGGCATGACTTAATTGGGCGGTGCGGATAGCCCAATCCATATAAAGATTAATAAATTTTTGTTTCATATCTGATATAGTTATGCTATAACTGGAATATTTTTTAGAGTAGCATTAACTCTACGGACACTATGACTGATTCCACAATATTGATTACATTTAGACATGACATTTCTTAATTGGTCAGTACCATACCAAAATTTTCTTAGATCACCTTTATCTTTTATTTTAAATCCAGGAAACTTATTTGAAAAGCATAAACGGGCAACTCCATCCATATCTACCATGATATTTCTATCAAATGAATTACATATTAATTTTTCAGTGCCACGGCCATCCCAACCTTTTGTAGCATCATCATTTTTATATACGCTGCGGTGATACATCTGCACCGTTTCGATCCATTCAGGATCTAAATTTAATTTATATTTCTCATTACAATCATTTAATATTTTAAATAACCCACCATGGTCTCTAATGACATTGTTATCATAAAACTTATCGGCTCGTGGTTGACCTTTATCATCTAATAGAGTACCAAACATTGGCTGCAACCAATTTAGTTTCAACTTATCGGCTTTGAGATCGTTTAATACAAAATCATAAAAATTATCTAAATCTCTATAATTCTGCTCACACATAATCGCCATAGCATATATTGGAGTAGGTTTGTTTAATAATTTTCTTGCTTCTAATAACAACTTAATAGCATTTACAGCCATGTCAAATGAACCTACAACTCCCCTAGTTGAATCATGTATCTTAGGTATATAGCTGTTTAATGATATAGTGATCTCAGTTGGGCCTTCAACTATTAGTTTTTTAGCCATAGATAAATCAGTAACCATTGTACCATTCATGACCGATAAACATTTTAAACCAAGTTGGCGACAGAATCTGGTAATCGGCCAATATCGTTCTGGATTCATCAACGCTTCACCACCACATATTACTACAGTACCATTTGGATTAAGCTCGCTGAATTCTTGGATTATATCGTTGCGTTGTTCTATAGTGATGTGAGTGGGTAGAACCACTTCTTCTCTAGTCCAATACATACAAGTTTTACATTTAAGATTACATTGTAGATTGGTATCTAAAAACAAAAATTTAGGTGGATTAGTCATTAAGATATTTATCTAGGTTGAATACCATTTGGTTCATCACCTCTTAATATCCAAGATTTTTCATGTCCAATCTGTATTTGTGGATCACCCCATAGTTCATAACCTAATAGAGAAGTTCTATAGCAAAAGCTAGTATCTTCTGATAGTATAGTTTCTGTAGGTTCTTTACTTGTAATTGGGAATACTATAGGAACGAACCACGGAAATTCAAGTGATTCAATAACTCCTGATTGGACTCCCATGAAACCCATACCACTAGTTAGTAGTTTAATTCTAGGACCATTCACATCAACATCATCTCTTCGTAACCAATGCATACTTCCCTTTTCTTCACCCTTGATGCATTGAGCGTATATATTGTTATTATGTTGGATATAGAATCCAGTTACTATTTTATGTTTGGGTTCGCTTATTAGTTTTTCTAAGTCTTTGGGTGTCCAAACGCTATCGCTATCTATCCAAATTAGCCAATCATATTTTATTGTACCGTTGAATGGTTTAAAGGTTTTAGGAGGATATCCTTTACCACCTAATAACCAATTACGGCAATTATATATTACAGGGGTATAATTTGTGCTGATGTTATATGCGATACCTTCTTGATATAACCAATTGATTGTATTAGTCCAACATGTTAACCAAGTTCTACTGAATGACATACCAGGGAAGCAGAATATTAATTTCATAGATTTCCTTTATTGGTGCCCCGTGACAGAATCGAACTGCCGTAGCCGCCGTGTAAAGACGGAGTTTTACCATTAAACTAACGGGGCCAATTTTATTTAATCAGTTGATCGCTCTTGCAATAATTTTAAATTGACTACAAAGTTTTCTACCGTTAGTTTAACTACGGTTGCTAGTAAGATTAGTTCTCTATATTCTTTATCCGCTTTTGAGTAGTTTTCTAATACATCAGAAGCTATCAATTGATATGCTTCTTTTTCATCTACATTTAGCATTCCCCAATCAATTGGGTCGCTTATTTCTATTTGTTCGGCAATGTCTATTAGTTGTTCAAGATTAGTCATGAATGTTAATATACTCTAAATTAAAAGAAAATGTAATTCTTTCGGTAAAAGAAGTATGACGATTTACCATATGTCCTAGTTGGGCAGGAAAAATTATAATATCTTTTGACTTACCAAAAAATTTAGTACCATCTTCAAATATAGTAGGTAGTTCATCCAAGTTACTAAAATATATAACACCTGACATACTACCGGCATGCGTGTGCATTGGATTTTCATCACCATGATTAGTGAAGTTTATCCAAAAATCATATTTGTCATAGTGATTGGTATGGGATCGTAACCTAACCGCTCTATCCTGTGGGGTGATATATATTTCTCTGATTGATAGATAGTATTCACCTAATTTTATTAGATATGGAAATAAAAAAGATTGTTCTATAAGTGCAGGATTTACCGAAGTCTGAAAAGAATTTTTCCCCAAGTTATGATGCCTTTTCAAAAAAGCCAATGGATGTTGTTTTATTTTTTTGGCATCATCAACAAATTGTTGTAGTTCATCAAAGATCAAATCAGGAATACTACCACATAATATGGGCATTGAAGTATTGGAGATAAGGTTAAAATCTTTAAATAATTCTTTCATTTCCAATTTGGACCATGAACCCAAGCAACTAAACTATATCTTTTCCCTACAAGAAGCGGTGTTACTTTGTGCAATACAAAGCTTGGAAATGCTATCAATGTACCTTGATCTTTAGGTGCAATAACAGGAACTCCATTAACACTTATTTCTAATTCAGACCCTGAGTAAAATTTAGGATCTGATAACTGTATACTTATACTTAATTTCCTATAACCACTAATATCACTATTCATGGCCATATCCATATGATAATCATAAAAATCATGTAGATTGTCATATATTGTAAATTGTAGATTTTCAATTACTTCTAAATCAAAATTCCAAAATGCTTTATTAATATGTTCAATCCCATCTGTTAATTTTCTATTGATCCATTCTTCCTCAGGTGCGCCAAATAACCAACTAACATTATTTTTTCTTATAGTATGATCTATGTGTGTAGGTGAATTGATGACGCCTTGTTCTCTTTGTTTAGAGAGGCCCAATTCTATTATTTTATTACATTCTTCTACCGATAGGAAGTCTTTAATATAACCCCATGCTTCAAATCTTGTTGATTTTAAACTCCAAGCCATATTATTTGTACCACATCCAAGTATTATTGGCATTAAATAATGGGTTTGAATTTGAAGTTTTTTTATATTCTAACATGATTTGTTGTAGATCGGGATTATCCCAATCATGACCGGCAATTATCCCACCTTTTCTTACTTTAGGAATCCATCTATTCAATTGAGGTATCACTTCAATCAAAGATGACCAAGCATCTAAATAAACAAAATCTAATGATTCATCATCAAATGATTCTACAGCATGTTGTTCATTGGTTTCTATGAATACTGCTTTTTCTTTAAATCCACTATATCTTACATGATGTTTGGCAACTAATTTTGCATATTCGATTTCTTTTTCATCTATAAATTTATCTGAGATTTCATCTTTATATGGCAGATATGGATCTACTAAATATATCGTATCTATATTCAAACACCGTTGTAATAAGGTACATGAACTTTGAGCATGATATACTCCTATTTCAGCACCTTTAATATTGTTACCTAATTGGTTAATTGGATATATTAAACTTCCAATCTGATACATATCAAAATGGTAATACATGATTATTTTACCGAAGGTAATCCCAATAAGTTTCTAGTGTCATAGCGATTAGATAGACCCCATTTTCCATTCATATCTACATAATGTAGGAAAACTTGTCTATGTCGGTATCCAGTATACGGTTCTCTCCAATGTGGTAAAATAGTGCCACTATAAACTACTAAATCACCATTTTCTAATTCAACGGATTCTGTACCATTTTCAGTTTCAAAATATATTGGCCAGTCACATTCACCTTTGTCTATGCATATAGTAGCAGAATATTCGCAACTAGGTCTATCTACATGTTTTTCTAAAATCGCCCCATTATAATAGGATCTGGTATAGGTATAACTCTCTGATAACTCTTTGTCGCATATTTTTGCGATCATCGGTCTCAATAAGACCATTAATGATTCTGTATATACAGGTGAATACCATGCAAAACTATTAGGAGTTTGTTCATCCCCGTATGGGTATGGTTTTGATGGAGTGGGCCTATTAAAAATTAAACTAGCATTCTCATGGATCTCTGCATTGATTTGTATATATTTCAACAGGTCACCTGAAATCGCTTTACGGACGATTGCATATTTCTTATCTGACATTGTTATTCCTTTAATTTATTTATAGGAATCCAAGTATCACAAATTAATTTTTTTGTACCATACAGGTATAGTAAATCTATGGTTTCTAAAAACAGTGGTAACTTGATGTTTTAACTTATTACCTGCAAATGTAACAATTTGACCAACCTTTGGTGTTACAACAGTATCCTCTATTATGGTTCTTCCACCATCAAAATCATCATTTAAATAAATTATAGATGTAAGAGGGTTATAATCAAAATCACAATGCTCTACTTGATAAGAATCAATAGGCCATTCTACTAACTCACAAAGCCCAACATCAACATTCCTGTCAATTGTTTTTATATAGTTAGAAATCTTAGACCTAACATCATATGCTATTGATTCCTGTATGATTGAATCAAAGTCTATAACTTTGGTATCTCTATGATAGAATCCAACTGTATCAAAATACTTACAGTGTAGATTGATTAGATACCCACATTCTTCTTTGGTTAGAAATGCTTCTTCTGTAATTATCATTAAATTACATATTCGTAGTTTACTGTTTCTTGATTATCCCTAAAAACTACCGCACCATTCTTTAAATGGAAACGCCTAGCTATTTCCGTTGTTGGACTTAAAGTGATAAATCTATTGATATTTGGTTTATTAGATTTGATATAGTTTACTGTAGTAAGTATTAAATCTCTACCAGCACCTGGCTTATAACTCCATATCGTATAGAATATAGCTACATTTGGTTCATGGTCAACATTGAATAGTTCGGTTTCTGTTCTAGGTATTTGATCTTGATAGCTAACACAGGTAATCGCTTTTACAGAATTATCCTCACCTTTTAAAACAAAAACATCTCTGTTGTTTCCAACTCTAATATCATTAGGTATGTTTGGACGAACTGGATCCTCGGTTAACCGATCGAAGAATTCATCCGTGATTGATTTTATCAAGTATAGCATAATGCTATTTATAGTAGTATATTATAAATTAAAAAAATGGAGCGGAATATCGGAATCGAACCGATGACTACAACTTGGAAGGATGTCGTTTTACCATTAAACTAATCCCGCTTTGGCATCCCGATAGGGACTCGAACCCCAACCAACAGTTTTGGAGACTGC